CATCCTGAGACTACTGTATTGTATGTATCAGCTACAGCAGACTTAGCAGAGAAACAGTTATATGCTATCAAACAGATAATTGATTCCCCTATATATCGTAGGTACTGGAGTAACATGATACATCCAGAGGAAGGAAAACGAGAGAAGTGGGCAGTAGCTGAAATAGCTGTTGACCACCCACAAAGAAAGTTGGAGGGAATACGAGATGCAACAGTTAAAGCAGTTGGGCTTACTAGTAATACGACTGGCTTTCATGCCGATATTGTTGTTCTTGACGATATTGTTGTACCTGGTAATGCTTATTCTGAAGATGGTAGAGAGAAAGTAGCAAATGCTTATTCACAACTAGCATCTATTGAGAATCCAGGTGCAGAAGAATGGGTAGTAGGAACTAGGTATCATCCTAAAGATATATATGATACTATGATTAATATGAAAGAAACTCACTATGATAATGAAGGTGATGTAGAATCTGAATTAGAAGTCTATGAGTTATTTCAAAGAGTAGTAGAAACAGATGGTGAATTCTTATGGGCTAAGAGAGCTCGTAAAGATGGTAAGTCATTTGGATTTGATGCTAAAGAATTAGCAAGAATTAAAGCAAAGTATATTGACACTACACAGTTTTATGCTCAATATTACAATGACCCTAATACTACAGAAAGTGCTAGGATAAACTCAGAGAACTTTCAGTACTTTGATAAAGCTGCTTTAAATGTTAAAGATGGTGATTGGTATATACGAGATAGAAAACTAAATATATTTGCTGCAATTGACTTTGCGTTTAGTTTACGAAGACAAGCAGATTATACTGCATTAGTAGTTGTTGGTGTAGACCATCAAGCTAATTATTATGTATTAGATATAGATAGATTTAAAACAGAAAAGATTGTAGACTACTATCAACATATATTAAAGTCTTGGGAAAAGTGGGGATTTAGAAAGATAAGAGCTGAGGTTACAGTAGCACAACAAACCATCGTTAAAGAGCTTAAGGACAGTTATCTTAAACCAAATGGTATCCCACTATCAGTTGATGAATTTAGACCTACTAGAAGCTTAGGAGACAAAGCACAGAGGGTAGGAGCAGTACTAGAACCAAAGTATGATAATTTACAAGTTTGGCATTATAAAGGTGGTAACTGTCAAACATTAGAAGAAGAGTTAGTAATGGTACATCCACCTCATGATGATATTAAAGATGCACTATCTAATGCTATGGCAATATCATTAGCACCTAAACTTAGAATGACACAAGGTTTAGGATTTAATAAACCTTTACCAACTCATAGTAGATTTGGTGGTATAACACATTAAGGAATAAATTATGGCAGGTGAAGTAGCTGAAATAGAACAGGCGATTGGACAAGAAAATCTAGCAAGAGTAATGGCTGGACTTTATAACCAATGGTGGATTCAAAGAAGAGAAAAAGAAACAGAGTGGAGAGAGTTAAGAAACTATCTTTTTGCTACTGATACTACAACTACAACTAATAGTACACTCCCCTGGAAGAATAAAACTACCTTACCTAAACTTACACAGATTAGAGATAACTTACATGCAAACTATATGGATGCATTGTTTCCTAATGACAATTGGATGAAGTGGGAAGGAGCTTCTAGAGAAGATTCTACTATTAAAAAAAGACAAGCTATTGAAGCTTATCTAAAAACTAAACTAAAAGAATCTAAGTTTAGAGAAGAAGTAAGTTTACTAGTCTATGATTATATTGATTATGGTAATGCTTTTGGTGAAGTAAGATATGTTAATGAAGAACATGTAGACCCTGTAACAGAAGAAACTATTACAACATATAATGGTCCTAAATTAAAACGTATATCACCATTTGATATTGTATTTAATCCTGTAGCAAGTTCTTTTGCTAAGTCACCTAAGTTTACTAGATATGTTAAATCTGTAGGTGAATTAAAAGCAGATGTAGAAGAAAGACCAGATTTACAATATAAAAAGTCAGCATTTAATAAAGCATTAGATATTAGGAATTCTATATCTATGTTTAGACAAGAAGATGTTAATAAAGCTGACGCATATATAGCTGATGGTTTTGGTACACTACAAGAATATTATCAGTCAGGCATGGTAGAAGTATTAGAGTTTGAAGGAGACTTCTATGATAAAGATGAAGAAAAGCTATACAAGAATAGAATCATTACTATTATTGATAGAAACTATATAATACGTAATATAGAAAATCCTAGTTATATAGGACAAGATAGTAAGTCTCATGTAGCTTGGAGAAAAAGACCAGATAACTTATATGGTATGGGACCTCTAGATAATTTAGTAGGTATGCAATATAGACTAGACCATCTAGAAAATGCAAAAGCAGATGCTATGGATTTAACTATACATCCACCTATGGTAATTAAAGGTGAAGTAGACCCATTTGAATGGGGACCTGAAACAACTATACATTTACAAGAAGATGGTAATATTACTATGTTACCTCCTAACCCTGCAGCGTTCCAAGTTAATAATGAGTTAGCTGCTTTAATGAATAGTATGGAACAAATGGCAGGTGCTCCTAGAGAAGCTATGGGTATTAGAACACCAGGAGAGAAGACTGCTTTTGAAGTACAGTCTTTACAGAATGCTGCTGGTAGAATATTCCAAAATAAAGTTAATCAATTTGAAGTAGAGTTCTTAGAACCTATTTTAAATGTAATGTTAGAAACAGCTAAACGTAATTTAGATTTACCTGAACTAGCTAAGGTATATGATGATGACTTTGGAGTACAAGACTTCTTATCTATTACTAAAGAAGATTTAACTGCTAGAGGTAAGATTAGACCTATAGGTGCTAGACACTATGCTGCTAGAGCACAACTATTACAAAACATGTTAGGTGTCTTTAATAGTCCAATAGGACAAATGATTAGTCCTCATGTATCACCTAAGCTTGTAGCTAAGATGGTAGAAGAGTATATGGGCTTTGACCAATATGGATTTATGAAAGATAATGCTGCATTATTTGAGGCTGCTGAACAAGAAAAACTTAAGATGCAGATTCAACAAGATTTACAGGCACAACAAGCTCAACCAGGAATGGAAGAGCAAATGGTTAATCAAGATATTCAACAGATGGAACAAATGCAACCACCTCTTGAAGATGAAGAACCACCTGTAATGTAACCGTAAAAGCTTGACTTTTACTTAAATATATGGTATAATTATAGTATGGATTTAAAAAGTGAAAAGGCTAAAGCCTTAACTAAGAAACAAGTTTTTGATGAGTTAAGAAGTTATCTTAATGAGCAAGTAGATATTTCAAATAGAAAGTGTATGGATGAAGAGAATTTTAAACTTCCTGCTTTTAATGAGTATCAAGCTTATCAAAGAGGTATACAAAAGGCTTTAACAAAACTATATAATTTATTACCTTGACCAAAGGAGATGTAACATGAATGATGAAGTAAAAACAGAAACAACTGAAACACCTGTACAAGAACCTACCCAGGAGACTGTACAAACAGATACTCAACCAAAAACATTTGAGATTCCGACCGAAGCTCAAGACGTAATTGGAGAGGGTAAAAAGTACCAGAGCCCAGAGGATGCTTTAAAGTCAGTACCTCATGCACAGAAACATATTGAGACTCTTGAGTCTGAACTTGCAACTGTACGTGAAGAACTAACTAAGCGTCAAACTACTCAGGAACTGATAGATGAATTAAAGTCTGGAGTTCAACCGACAGCCACGACCGTGCCAGTAGGGGAACTTAATCAAGATAATGTAATGGATTTAGTTAATCAAACTATTGCTACAAGAGAAGCAAATGCTAAAGCAGACTCTAATGCTAAGTCAGTAGCTGCAAAGTTTACTGCACAGTATGGTGACAAAGCTGAAGTTACTTACAACTCTATAGCAAAAGAACTTAACTTATCTGTTAAACAACTTAATGAGCTTGCAGCAACAAGCCCAACAGTAGTATTAAAAGCAGCAGGACTATCTGCAGCTAAAGCACCAGTAGCTAGTTCTAGTGGTGATATTAATACTGAAGCTCTAAGTCAATCAGCTAAACCAACTGATTTATCTGCAAAGGTAGCAGGTGGTTCAACTAAAGACTTATTAGCTGCTTGGGGTAATGCTAAAGCTAAAGTAAATCAACAGTCTTAAGGAGACTTAATAATGGCACATAATACTGCAAATACAACTGCGTTCATTGAATCGCAACAGTATTCTCAGTTTATTCTTGATAACTTACACGACTACCTTCTTCCAGAAGGAATGTATCGTGATGTAACAGACTTCGGTTCAGGTACAACACTAAACATTAAAACAGTTGGTACTGTAACACTTCAAGATGCAGCTGAAGATACACCATTGAACTTTACTAACATAGATACAGGTAACATTACTTTAGCTATTACTGATTATATCGGTGATGCTTGGAAAGTTACTGATGACCTACGTGAAGATGGTTCACAAGTAGATACACTCATGGCTATGAGAGCTATGGAATCAACACGTGCTCTTGGTGAAAACCACGAAGGACGATTCCTATCAGTAGCTAATGGCGGACAAACAGCAGCAAACCTTAACTTAGTTAATGGTAGACCTCACCGCTTTATTGCTGGTGGCGCTGGAGCAGCAACAAGAAATGTTGTTCTTGCTGACTTTGTATCTATGAAACTAGCGTTTGACAAAGCTAATGCACCTGCATCAGGTCGTATTGCAATTGTTGACCCTATCGTAGAAGCAACTCTTAACACATTAATCTCAGCAACTACAGTTGTTAATAACACTCCGCAATTCCAAGGTGTTCTTAACGAAGGCTTTGCTAGAGACCATCGTTTCGTAAGAAACATTATGGGTTGGGATATTTATACTTCTAACTTCTTACCATCACTTACAGCAACAGAAGCTATTAACGGTGCAGCATATGACCTAGCTAATGATACAGCTGAAGTTGGTGATAAGGCTAACATCTTCATGTGCGTAGCAGATGATTCATGTAAGCCTGTTATGCATGCATGGAGACGTGCTCCGCAAACAGAAGGTTGGAGAGACCAAGAAGAAAGAGCTGATAAATATCAGGTTACTTCTAGGTTCGGGTTTGGTGTTCAGCGTGCTGATACACTAGGCGTTCTATTAACTGATGAAGCAACTTACTAAGGAGAAAAGTTATGACTATTGAAATGGCTCCAGTTCGTGGCGTTGCAAATCATTATGGTACTCGTACTACTAAGAATAAATATGGTGGTCAAGAGTCTACTAAAATGGGCGTAGTTAAGTCCGCAGAATGGCACTTCTCATATGATGACTTGCCTGCTGCTCTTAACAGCAACCTACCACAAGTAATCCCAGCAAACGCATCTATTGTGTCTGCTACTCTTTATATCGATGAAGCATTTACATCTACTTCTACTACTACTGACTTAACAGTTGGTCTTGAGCAGAAAGATGGTACTGATATTGACATTAACGGTTTAGTTGAAGCTGATGAGGCAACTCAAACAGCTATTGGCACTGCTGGTAATGTTGTTAACGGTGCTGGTGCATTAATTGGTAAAGGCATCGGTGCAAATCCAGGTCAACTTATCGTAGATAAGTCAGCTGACGATTTGTTAACTGGTAAAGCAAGATGTGTCGTAGAATTCGTATACGACAAGTAATACCTCGGTAATGCCCTCTTAGGAGGGCTTACCCCTAATTTAATACAGGAAACATTATGACAATACAACATAATCTTATTACAGGCAGTGACCTACATGAACCAAAGGGAGTGTCGGCAGCATCTAATAAGACTGTCTATGTTGCTAATGGTTCTGGTTCAGGTGCATGGTCTACTCTAGCAACAGATAGTTTAGCTTTACCAAAAGGTAAGTTTTACTTTTACAATACAGGTTCTCCATATACATTAGCTCATAGTGGTTCTACTGCAAAAGTAGCACCAACTACAGTAGCTTCAGGATATAGTAGCTTAGTTACAGAGGCAACTACAGCTAGATTAACATACACAGGTGCAGCAACAACAGTAGTAAAACTAGACTTTGACGTAAGTATAAGTCAAGCTTCAGGTGCAGACAGAGATATACTAATTTCAGTACATAGAAATGGAACTGTTATAGCTGGTTCTCAAGTAGTAGTAACTTCTGTTACAGGTGACTTACATCAAGCTGCTGGGTCATGTTTTTATAATGCTGCTACAAATGATTACTTTGAAATCTATGCTCAAAATACAGGAGCATCTGGTGATATGGTATTTCAAAAAGTAGGATTAACACTAACTGCAACATAGGATAAATTATGGCTAAAATGAATTTACTAGCAATGACTCAAGACATCTTATCTGACATGGATTCAGATGATGTCAATAGCATTAATGATAGTGTAGAAGCTTTACAAGTAGCACAGATAATTAAAACTACTTACTACAATATTATTGATGGTAAGAACTATGCATTCTTATATGAGTTATTTAAATTAACAGCTAGTGGTACAGATGATAGACCTACTCACATGAAGTTACCTGAAGATATTATTGACTTAAAATGGATTAAGTATAATAATAAAAAGAAAGCTACAGATAAAGATAACTTTCAAATGATAGATTATAAGTTACCAGAAGACTTTATGGATATAGTAGATGCTAGAGATAGTACTGCTACTAACATAAAGAAAGTTACAGATACTACTGGTATTACTCTTAACATACTTAATGATAAATGTCCACAGTATTTTACATCTTTTGATGATGAAACTATTGTAATGGATGCATACTTAAAAACTTTAGAGTCTACATTACAAAACAGTAAGACACAAAGTCATGGTAAAAGGTCAGTAGCATTTACAATGTCAGATACATTTACTCCTGACTTACCAGTACAGATGTTTACATACTTACTTAATGAAGCTAAGTCTGCTTGTTTCTTAACATTAAAACAAATGGCTAATCAGAAAGCAGAACAAATATCTGTAACTCAAAGACGTAGAATGAGTCAAGATGCTTGGAAGATTGCTAAAGGTATTAGATACCCTAACTATGGTAGACATTCTTCTAACAAAACAGGAGGGTCTAAATATTGAGTTTTACTACAGCTAATACATTGTCGTTTATTCATAAAGAGCAGTATGGAAAGAAAAAGAAAAAAGCAGAAAAGGCATATAAAAAAACTATGCTTACAAAGAATTCTTCTACGAAGTTTAAGAAGATTCCTAAACTTAAACTTAAACAAGGGAGAAAAAGATAATGGCTAGGAAATATGATAATCAAGGTAGAGCCTTAGCTACTTTTACTACTGATAGTAGAAGTACTATAAATAAAAGAAAAAAAGGTATTAAAGCAGCAGATAAAGCAGCTAAAACAAAAGCAACACCTAGAAAACAAGGATTACTTACAGACTTACAAGAAAAACGAAATATGACATATCAGTCTGTTAAAGGTACTATGAAAGGTGAACAGGTAAAGACTACAGGTAGTATGTTTAAAGCTAAAGTTAATAGTGAAGTAAACTCTAAACCAGCTAATATAAAAAAATCTACTATATATAAACCTAACCCTCAAGCTGTACCAGGTAGAAAAGCTATTAAAGATAAAGCACCTATGCCATTAACTGCTAAAGGACCAAAATCTAAAACTAATAAAACAGTGTATCAAGATTCTAAACCTAATAAATCTAATGCACCTAGACCAAAGTTTAAACAACCAAAGAAACAAACAACAAATAAAAAAAGTAGAGGTTTAGTAACAATGACTTCTATGGAAAATAAATATTTATAAGATAAGGAGATGACATGACCAATGTCAAAAAGAGTTGGAAGACTCACGGTAAGATGGATTTACAAGCAGTTATTGCACCTAACACAGCACACTATGTATTTCAGTGGAGTGAAGGTGGAGAGATACCAAAAGAGTTAACAGGTACATATACATCAATGGTATTTATGGAAACATCAGTTGCTAGTTATTTAGCTAATTCAAAACCTAAAGAACAGGTAGATGAAAGAGTAAAAGCTAAAGCTAAGACAGAAAAAAGACTAGCTAAGAAAAAATTAAAAGAGGAAGTAAATGGCACAGAAAGCCGAGAAAGCCTATAGGTCGTTTGTTAAAGGTTTAATAACTGAAGCTAATCAGTTAACTTTTCCTGAGAATGCATCTATAGATGAAGCTAACTTTGTCCTTAACCGTGATGGTTCAAGGTCTAGAAGGTTAGGTGTCGACTATGAATCTTCCTATGCTTTAACAGCTACAGGTTTAACTGCTACAGATATTAAAGAAGGTAAACAATCTTTTCATGTATGGGAAAGTCCTGGAGGAGATACAACAGTATCTTTAGGTCTTGTTCGTATTAAAGATAAGATATGGTTTATGAATCTATTAACAGATTCTCCATCTGCTAACCTTAAGAATGGTGGTTCTCCTATTACTATAGCTTCTTTAAGTAATAGTAAAATAGAAACTTCTGTTATTAATAATAAATGTGTTATTGTTTCTAAAGATTTACCTAGACCTGTTTTATTAACTTATGCTAAAACTACTGGTCTTGTAACTCAATCAACTATTCAATTAGAAATAAGAGATATCTATGGTGTAGATGATTCTTTATTTCTTGATACTAGACCTACTACATTAAGTAATGAACACAAATATAACTTACGTAATCAAGGTTGGAATAAAAATATTGTAACAAGTACTGGTGCTGATGCAATTGATTATACATTTACAGAACTAGGACAGTACCCATCTAATGCAGATAACTGGACATTAGGTAAAATATCTAATACAGCTAGTGCTGACTATGAAAAGTATGACCCAGATACATTAGTAAAGAACTCATTTTCTAACTATCAAATAGCTAAAGGTAGTTTTATTATTGATGCTTTTGAACGTGGTGTAGGTAGAATGAGTAAATCAGATGTAACTTCTGGATTACCTACTGATAGAGAAGAAGGTAACATAAGTACTATTACTTCTTATGCACAAAGACTATTTTATTCAGGAGTAGAATCAAATGTAACTGGTGGTGATATTAGGTCTCCTAATTATTCAGGTTATATTTTCTTTAGTAAAATTATTAAATCAGATGATGATTTTGGTAAATGTCATCAAGAAGCTGACCCAACAGACCCAGGTATTAATGATTTAATAGATACAGATGGTGGTTCAATACAAATACCAGACATCACTCGTGTTGTTAAAATTATAGCATCCCAAGCCTCAGTATTAGTTTTTGCAGAAAATGGCGTGTGGGAGGTTTATGGAGATACTGGAGGGTTTATTGCTACATCTTTCCAAGCAAGTAAAATATCTACTAATGGTATTACAAATGGAGACTCTGTAGTTAATGTAAATGGTAACTTTATTTACTGGTCTAAAGCTGGTATATACTTACTTAAACCTGATACAGCATCAGGTAGATTTGCAGCAGAATCTTTATCATTAACATCAATACAAGATTTATATCTTAAGATACCTGAACTAGGTAAAGACTTCTGTAAAGGTATCTATGATGAAAAAGAAAATAGAGTTAGATACTTATATAATGATAGTACAGGATACTCTTCTTCTAACTATCCTAATAGTTATAATAAAGAATTAATTTATGATTTAACTTTAAAAGCTTGGTCTAAAAATGAATTATCTAGTTTAGCATCAGATTCACCTTATGTAGCAGACTATGTAGCAATGCCAGGATATTCAGTATCAGCTAGAGAAGAATCTGTTGTAGCAGGAACAGCCACTGTGTTAGTTACTGCAGGAGATACAGTTGTAGTACCTGATGATGTAGCTACAAGTAGAACAGAACAATTCAGTTTTCTTACTATTGTAGGAACATCATTTACACTATCTAAATATAATGGTAGTGATTTCTTAGATTGGAAAACTAAGGATAGTGTAGGAGTAGATTATTCTAGTTATCTTTATACAGGATATGAATTGTTTGGTGATATAATGAGACAAAAACAAATACCTTATATATTCTTGTATTTACAAAAAACAGAAGACGGTTTTACAGCATCAGGTGATGACTTAGTATTTAAGAACCAGTCATCTTGTAAAGTACAAGCACAATGGGGTTGGTCTAATTCTGCAGCTAATGGTAAATGGGGTAAAGAATTTCAAGCATATAGAATACTAAGAAACTATACACCATCAGGAGCAAGTGATGCTTATGATAGTGGTGAGTCTATGGTAGTAACTAAGAATAAACTTAGAGGTTCAGGTAAATGTTTAAGTTTATATATTAGGTCAGAACAAGGTAAGGACATGAAGTTATTAGGATGGGGACATCCAGTAACTATGCTATCAATAGTATAGTATGGAAAAGTTATATGATGAGTCAGACAATGGCTTTATAGGTATTAGTTTTAGTAAAGAGATGAATGAATGGATAATGCATATAGAATGTCATTCATGGAGTCATAATAAGTTTAAAAGATATCTAAAAGGATTAGAAACAGTTAAACAAGAACTTAGAAATAGAGGTATTAAAAAAGTTTTTGGTATATGTGAATCAAAGAAAGAAAGAAAGTTTAATATAGTATTTGGAGCTAAAGCAGTACCAAATGGTATAGTACTTACAGAAGATGGTTTATTAAATTATTTAACAGTATTGGAGATATAATATGGGTGGAGCAGTTAAAGCAGTAAAAAAAGTAGCACCTTACGCAGCAGTAGCATTTGGTGGAGCTGGACTAGCAGGTTATGGTCCTATGGCAGGTGCATTTGGAGGTCTTACTGCTAATATACATACAGGAATAGCTGGAATAGCTGCATCTGGAATAGGTGCATCTACTGCACTTGGTATAGGTAGTCTTGCTATGCAAGGTTATGGAGCTATACAATCTCAAAAATATGCTAGTCAACAAGCAGGTTATCAACGACAACAAGTAGAAGCCTCTAATAAAGCTGATGCAGCTAGAAATAGATATAATCAGTTACAACAAAAAAGACAAAGATTAACTGCTATAAGACAAGCTAGAGTACAACAAGGACAAATTGGAGGAAGTATGGGTGGTACATTAGGTACTGGAGGTACTTCAGGTTATCTTGGTTCTGTTGGTAGTATAGGAACACAAGCTTCAGTTAATCTAGGTAATATTAATGTAGCAGAAGGATATGGTAATGAAATAGGTAGACTTAATACTATGGCTGCAAATTATGGTTCTAAAGCTAATACAGCAGCTAGTAAAGGTACTTCTTGGCAAAATATGAGTACACTAGGTGGTAATATATTTGCTCAAGGTCCTGAAATTGCAAACTTATTTAAGGTGTAATAAATGGTAGATAAAGTTACTAATGGTACTCCTGTAGCACCTTTTAATAAAGGTATAACTGAAGCTCCTTCTAATACTAGAGAAGCTTATTATACTGCAATTACTAGTGAAAGTGAAGACCCTGTAGGTGTCTATCAACAAATAATATCTGAATTAGATATTAATGGTTATTCTCAAACTATATTAGATGCACAACTAGATTGGCAAACAGAACAAGATGTAGTTAGAAAGTCTTATTTAGAAAATGTTATTTCTGACCCTGAGTTAAGTAAAGAAGAAAAGAAACAAGTATTAGATGATTATCAACAAACTAATGTTTTATCTAAATCTTTACAAGATAAATACTTTGAAAGATTATCTGAAAAAGAAATACTATCAAATAATTGGGATGAATCTAATGAAGATTTAGTAACTTATGAATTACAATTAAATGATATTAAAGTACAGCAAGGTTTTGGTCAAGTCTTAGAGGTAGCTGGTAAAGTTCTTAAAGGAAATGTAATAGAAACAAATCCTGAAGAACGTACTACTATTGCTAAACGTATACAACAAGTAGAATCATTAGAAGAAATGGGTGATACTGGTGGTATATTACCATTAGGTTTAGATGCAGAGTTTTTAGCTTATACTAGAATGATTTTAGGAGAAACTCCAATATGGTTAGATAACATAGCTGATTTATTTATGTATGATAATCCAGAAGGAGATGAAAAGAAAACTTGGGGTGAAATTATGGAAATAGTTGAAGCTCAAAATAAAGAATCTTGGACTGGACAATGGCAACAAGCTTTTGATGATATGCTTCTTAAGATGGGATATAATACAGAAACTATTAATGGTACATTTGTTAATAAAGCATTAACTACTGTTGGTGAATACATACAAACTGCTGCTGAATTTATTAATCCTGAAGACCCTACTAAACCAGCAGTTATATTAGAATTAGTTACTGCCTTTGCTCCTGTAGCTTATGGATTAAAACGCTCTAGTGCTAGAAGAAAAGCTAAAAAGACTGTTGATGATATAATGACTGTTGTTGATAAAGAAACAAAAGCAATTGTAAAAGCAGAAAAACAAAAGTCTAAAGTACAAAGTAGTACCCCAGTAGACCCTAACTCACCTATGGTAACTACAGTAGCTACTAATAAAAAAGCTGGTACTGATTTAGTAGATGGTGTACTTGAAGATTTTTCTGGTCAACTATTAGAAGGTACAGGATTTAACATAAGACAATTAATACATTATTATGGATACTCCTATGGGTAAAATAGTTAAAACTTTGATGGACGAGGGTGCAACACTCGGTGTTTCATCAAGAGGTATGGGTAGTTTAGAACCAAAAAATGGTGCAAACTATGTAAAAAGAGATTTTTATCTTGCAACTGCAGCTGATATTGTTGCAGACCCTTCTGCTCCAAATGCCTTTGTACAAGGTATTATGGAAGGAAAAGAGTGGGTTTGGGATAATGGTTCTCTCATTG